GCAATATGCAGGATGGCTACATACAATTAAACTGCTCACAAAACTCACACGGAATTAAACTAAAGGGACCACCTCACTCAGCGGGTGCTGACTACACACTAACATTCCCAAATAATGATGGTTCTGCAAATGAAATGTTACTTACTAATGGTTCTGGTGTTTTAAGTTGGAGTACAGTAGGAACAAATACTCTAGCCGCAGACGCTGTAACAGGTGCTAAGATAGCTGATGACGCTATTAACTCAGAGCATTACACAGATGGCTCAATTGACACAGCACACATTGCTGATTTGAATGTAACAGGTGGTAAGTTGGCTTTAGACCGCAGAAGTGCAGCTAGTACAAATGATGTATATACTGGTAACACACACGATTACCTTTTCTTTGATGCTGATGTTGGCATAAGTTTCTTTACTGCTAACGCAGAAGATATGCGTTTAGAAGATGACGGTGACCTTCATGTTGATGGTGATGTTATTGCATTTTCAACAACGATTTCTGACGAAAGACTAAAAGAAAACATACAACCTATTGGCGATGCATTATCTAAAGTTAGTCAGCTTAATGGTGTTACATTCACATATAAGGCAGATGGTAAAGAGTCTGCTGGACTTATTGCACAAGATGTTGAAAAAGTACTACCTTCTGCAATAACAGAAAAAGAGTTACCTTTGAAGATAGATGACGGAAACGAATATAAAGTTCTACAGTATGACCAAACAATCGGTCTATTAGTAGAGGCAATCAAAGAATTAAAAGCAGAAATAGACGAACTAAAAGGAGAATAATATATGGCAATGCAATCAAGCGGACAAATAGAGATTAGTGAACTCGTTGCTGAATTTGGCGGTTCTGAACCTCACCAACTAAGTGAATATTATGGTGGTGGTGATAATGTGCCACAAGGAGCTAATCCCAATTGCCCAACTTCTGGTGAAATACAGATGTCTGATTATTATGACGCTGTAGCAGCAACTGTAATAACTTGTGATAGTAATGCAAACAACTACAACATTAAAACTGCTGTACAAAATGCTGGCGGTGACCTAAATACACCAGTTATACTGACTATTAATAGTGGTGTAACAATAGGTTCTACATCAACCAGTACTCCTGCAATGAAAACAGATACAGGTTGGGGCTCAGGAGTAACTATTAACATTACTAATAATGGCTCGATTGTAGGCGCTTCAGGCTCTAACACATCAGCTAGTCCAGGTTCAGGTGGAGGCGGTGGCGGCTCAGGCGGTTCAGGAACAGGACAAGCAGTCGGCACATCTGGTGGTACAGGAAACGCAGGTTCAGGAACAGCAGATTCTGCTAATAATGGCGGTAACGCTTTTGAACATTCACAAACTGCTGACAATAATTTATCCGTAATTTTCGACACAGCTGGTACACGAACTGGGGGTGCTGCAGGAACTAAAACTATTACTGGAAACGGTGGTGGCGGAGGCGGCGGCGGACGCTCAGCATGGTGGCAGAATGCCGGCGGCGGTGGCGGTGGTGGTGCAGCTGGTGGCGGAGGCGGTGGCGGCCGCACTTCTGGTTCATCTGGTGGTGCAAACTCAGGCGGCGGCGGTGGCGCTGGTGCTCCAGGCGGTGGATGGAGTGGTGCAAACTGTGCCGGATATAATGGTCACGGCGGCAATGGCGGCTCTGGGGGCAGTCTTGGTGCTAGTGGTTCTGGTGGTGCAGGCGGCGGCCCTCGAACAAATAATTGCCACGGCGGTCAAGGTGGTCCAGGTGGCGGCTCAGGCGGCTCAGCTGGCTCAAATGGTACTGCCAGTGGTTCAGCGGGTTCTGCTTTAGCGGGCAATACAGGCCAAATTTCATAAAATAAAGGAGAGATAGACAATGGCGATAACATTAAAAGCAAGACGCTCTTCAGGGGACCAGTACACGAATGAAGATAATATAGAGCTTGTATTTGATTACTCTGGTGAAGGAAAGATGCATGAAGCATTTGTTACCATCGAACAGGTATCAGGTGTAACAGCAACTCATGGTGGTGGAGCTCCAGCAGGAGAATGGTTACACTACAAGGCATACGATTTACACGCAGATGATGCTGGTTATATAGATTATACAAACACAAATGTACAGGTACATCAAAAAACAAAGGGTACATCAGTCATTAAAGTAAAGTGTAAATACATTACAAAAGCACAACATGACGCCTTTAAAACAGCACTTGATGATTGGAATGAAGAATATCTGGTTGAAACAGTTTTAAAAGACGGAACATCAATGTTTACACAACCGGATGCTGATGCTCCTGAACAACCAGCATCGACCTTTACTACTTTGACTACGGGTAATATTACATTAACATGGGGAGATGATTCTTTTGTATAATGCACAAAATTATTGATGAATTTAAGATGCTGTCTAGCGCTGAAGAAGCGGCCGCTAGACTAGAAATATGTAAGGCATGTGAGCACATGGAAATGAGAATAGGACAAGAAATTTGTCGTGAATGTCTTTGTGTGCTTAGATGGAAGGCAAGAGCAAAACCAGCACAATGTCCGTTAGGAAAATGGTAAGATAATCTCTACAATATCCGTATCTATTTGATGATATAAATAAGGATATAATATAATGAGGAGTGATAATGAATACAGATAGTATTGGAATTAAAACTATGAGTTTTAAGTTCCCAGAAGTGAATTGTCGGGAGATGATAGAAATATTTGAAGCCGCAATGCTCACAGAACCAGCTACAGCGCACGAATCAATTCCAAACAAACCCAATGCAATGGCTAGAAATGATTTTTATCATATTCTAGATGTATTTGAGCCCAAACACGCTATATTAGTAAACGAATATCTTGACAAAGCGTTTCAAGAATACTCTGATACTTTTCCAATTCTTAGAGAAGAAAACATATATAGTATTAAACAGAAAATTCAAAAGACTCCTGTAGGTGGAGGCTTTCACAGATGGCATTGTGATAATTTAAGTCCTACAACTTCACGCAGAATACTAGTATGGATGATTTATTTGAATACTGTAGATGAAGGCGGAGAAACAGAATTTTTGTATCAAAGTGAAAGAACTAAACCAGAAGAAGGAAAAATAGTTTTAGCGCCTGCTGATTTTATGCACACACATAGAGGCAATCCGCCAATCTCAAACGACAAATACATTATTACAGGGTTCTTTAATATCAGTACGCATGGCGAAGATATAGATATGTTACTAGTATGAACGAAATCTTATTAACTAAAGTAGAAACGCACAATGTTATTAAAGATACATTGCTTGATTTAATTAATTCTCAACCTAGTGGGCCAAATGATAATACAAACGATAAAGTAAGTAGATTAGATTGGTATCAATCAGAAGATTTTACTAGAAAGTGGGTTCAATATTTTATGCCACATTTTAACAAAACTTATCAATCGCTTGTGGATAAGCTTGGTTATAAAACTTTTGATGTAAGAGGAATTTGGTATCAACAATATGAACACAATGATGTACATGAATGGCATTTGCACAGCGACAACTATACTGGATTGTATTACTTAGAAATGCCTAATCCTGTCGAAACACAAATTTATAGCAATGACGAAATAATAGATTTGCCAGTATCAGAAGGCGATTTGGTTATATTTCCTGGTTATAGAATACATAAAGCGCCGACTAATGTAGCAAAAACACGAAAGACAATTATATCTTTTAATGTTAATTTCGAAGGCATACAAGAAAAACTTCTTACAAAAATTAGAAAATTAGAAGATGAGCGTAAATAGTATTTGTATTGTCGGCGGTGGCTCAAGTGGGTGGATGATGGCTGTAGCTTTAAACAAACAATTGCCACATATTAAAGTTACATTAGTTGAATCACCCAATGTGCCAGTTATAGGCGTAGGTGAATCAACAATACCATTTACAACTGCATTTATTAAAGATACTCTAGGCTTTAAAGAAAAAGAGTGGATGCCCTTTTGTGATGCTACATACAAAGCGGCTATTAAATTTAACAATTTTACTTCTGAAAAAAGTATCTGTTATCATCCTTTTTGGACAAGAGAAGAACAAGATTTAAACCCTTATGACTGGGCAATTAAACAAGAACTTACAAATTTAGACAAGCCTGACACAGATGATTATTACGGCACAAACTTTATTGGTTATCATATGGGCGAGAACAATAAGTTTGATTGTTTGCCAGACGAAGGATTTTCTTATGCTCATCATATAGATGCAATTAAATTTGGACAATATTGCAAAACTAAATTTAAAGGTACACACATACTTGCTAATGTAGACCATGTAAAAGTTGATGGTTCTACAATTGTTTCAGTAACTACAGACAAAGGGTTAATAGAAGCTGATATGTTTATAGACTGTACTGGATTGAAGTGCCTGTTGATTGATGGCGCTTTGAAAGAACCATTTGAGTCAATAAATGATACTTTATTAAATGATACTGCTATTACTTGTCGTATGCCTTATGTCAATAAGTCTAAAGAATTAGAGCCATTTACAGACTGTACTGCGCTTTCATCAGGCTGGGTGTGGAACGCACCTTTATGGTCACGGATGGGCACAGGATATGTATTTAGTAGTAGATTTCAGTCGCAAGAAGATGCACAGAAAGAATTTAAAAACTATTTAGTTAAACGCTTTGATAAAAAACGAGTTGACAATGCAGAGTTTAATGTTGTTCAGTTTAAGACAGGAAAGTACAAACGAGGATGGGTAGGCAATTGTCTTGCACTCACTTTAGCTTCAGGATTTATAGAGCCTTTAGAATCAACTGGTCTTGCTATAACTGGATATCAAATAGAAGAATTCATTAAACAAATCAAAACTTCTAATAATTCAGCTTTCGTCAGAGCTTCTTACAATAAAAAACTAGATGAAATATTTAAAGATACACACAATTTTGTGTTGTTACATTATGTAAATACTACTAGAGATGATAGTCCATATTGGAAATACATACAAAATAACATTAAAATTACTGACGACTTTGTTGATTATAGTACAAATATTAGAAGTGATTGGTTTGATATAAAATCTAAAGACTGTATTTTGATAGGAATGAACTACCCAGTAAAAAATTTAATGTGGAGAGATGTAGAATTAAATCAGTACACCAAATCTCAACATAAAGAAATATTAAAAGAGCTTAGTTATTTAAAAAATAGAAAAGCGTATTATATAGAGAAAACTGAAGAAATGTCATTGGTGACTGATTACTTAGAAAAAAACATATACTCAACATTATGAATAAAGAGAATGGTTAATATTATAAATATAAGTAAATCACTAAATTTATAGGAAATTTGAATGGCAACGATACAAAATCTTACAATCGACCAAGATGCTGATTTCACACAGACATTAACCATTAAAGATTCTACTGGAACTGTTGTCGATATATCAGGACAAACAGTTACAAGTAAACTGAGAAAGACTCATCTATCATCAAGTGCTACATCATTTACTACTGCAATTGTAAGTGGTACTGACGGCACATGTTCAATTACACTCACAGATACAGTAACAGCCTCTCTTACTGAAGGACGGTATGTGTGGGATTTAACAACAACCACTAGTGGTGGGTTAATTACTAGACGAATTGAAGGAAGAGTTACAGTAACGCCTAGTGTAACAAGATAAATATATGAGTAAGAA